TGTGGCGGCACAACCATTTGGGTATAACTGTTTGGGTGGTAAGTTACTTGCTGCAATCTGTTGTTCTCATGCAACTCGTAGAATGCTAAACAAGAAGTATGATACAGAGTTCTGCCTTTTTGAGACTACATCCCTCTATGGCAATTTGAAGGGGGCCTCCATGTACGATGGAATGAAACCATATCTAAGATACAAGGGCGATACTCAGTCTAAGTTTCTATTGACACTAGGTGAAGATATCTATATGGAGATGCGTGATTGGTTTACTGAACGGAATGGTGGAGAGGACTTGATACACAAAGGTGCATCATCTCGTAAACTAAAAATGCAGACTAAGATGGTAGGAACAATCAAGTCATCATTGAAACAACACGATACAAAAGCATACGAACTATTTACAGATGCAATGAATAAGGCTGGTGAAGTAACTACCCAGAAGAGATTTTACAGCAGTACCTATGGATACGACAATGCAAGAGATGTATTATTGGGTAAGACAAATCTATTGACAAAGGCAGAAAACTATGATAGATTTGAACTTGATGCTGTAATTGCATGGTGGAAGAAACTTGCTACTAAACGATATAATAAGATGGTTGCAGAAGGTAGACTCCGTAGAGAACTAGAAGTTTGGAATCAAGATACTATGAACAAGATTGATATTATAAGATGAACATTACAATTGCAAGAATACGTTCTAACGTAAAATACAATGGCCCACTAGAAACTGTATTGGATAGTTTCTTTGAAAACTATGTTACATGGATGAGAAGAAATCCTCAACATAAGTATGATACTTATAATGTATCCTTTAATCAGTCACGCCCACAACGTACACCAGATACAATCAAGTGGGCAGATACTATTGTAATTCCATCTGATAGTGAATTTAGATATCATGGTGAACTACAGATGAATCCAAAAGACCTTGCAAAGTCTCAAAGTCATATTGAAAAGATTGCACCTTATTTTGAAGGTAAGAATGTAATCATGTTTAGAAGTGATAGAGGAGATACAGAAGAACTATATCGTAGTTTCTTGCCAGGCATAGAAAACTTTACAACTATTGATGAGGTAGACTTTTCTGGTAACATCCACGGTATGAAGTATCACTTTATTCAAACACTAAAGAACCCACTCGCTGATATGATGGGTACAGATAAAGAGATTGATTTCGCATATTGGGGACGGATGAAACACGGTAATGATAGAGAGAAAACTATCAGACAAATCTATCGTTCTGAATTATCTACAGTTATGGTTGGTGGTTTCCCATCAGGGGTAAAACGACAAGCGGCGTGGATTAAGGATTGGAAAGAACTATATCCAATGTTAGAACCAGCAAGATGTACATTATGTTTCAATTGGATTGACCAGACTGCAACTACAAGTAGATACCCAGAAGCGCTCTCTATTGGTATGATACCTTTCGTATGGAGAGACTATGATTCAAACAACACATATAATATTGATGATTGGCAACGAGTATCATCTTCAGAAGAATTAGTAGAAAAGTCTATTTTGTTACGAGAACAAAGTTTCTTTGAAAATAAATTAGAAGAATGTAGGAATAACTACAAAAAAGTATTATTGTCACAAGAAGAATACTTTGAATCTTTTTCAAATAAAATGCATTTAGGTGTTGACAAGTAACTTAACTTCTGGTATTATAAGAAAATGATAGATACAATTTTTATTCCCACGCTGGGAAGATATAATAATCAACTCACGTTTTTCAATATGCCATCCAGCATACAGAACAAATGTGTTTTGGTTGTTCAACCCAAAGAACGCACTCACCATGCTCACTTACCAATGATAGTATTACCAGAAAATGATTGTGGTATTACTGCAACTCGTAAGTGGATTTGGGAGCAAGGTAAAAATAAACGGTACATTGTAATGGACGATGACATTGTTATGAAAACAAGGAAACCTTGGCATGACGGTGAACTGACTAAACGTACAATGACCGAAGACGATTGGAATCATATGCTTACCGAAACATCCAAATGGATGGATGAAGGTGTGACATGGGGTGGATGCAGAACTGGTGGGTTACCGCCCGCTGGTAAAGAATATATAGATAATACTGGAACGGCAGAAGTATTCTTCTTTGATGGTAAACAACTTCCTAGTGCAGATGAACTAGATTGGGAGTTATCAACAGCAGAAGATATTTCGTTATCGTTACAACTATTATCAAAAGGATATCCTAATAGAGTATGGGATAGGTTTGTTTATCTAAGTGATTTTGTCGGTACACAAGGTGGGTGTATGGATATGGGCAGAGACTTGAAAATGATAAACGACAACCACCAAAAACTTATTGAGAAGTTCCCAGAGTATGTTTCATATAATGGAACAAAAGAAATGATGGGTGGCACATTCAATAAGATTAAAATACAATATAAAAAGGCTTGGAAGCAAAGTCAAACAACAAACTTACAGGAGTTTATGTAATATGAATAAAGGAACAATTGTTACCTTGGTGATGTCGAATGGGGCAGAAATCTTGGGCAAATACGTTGACGAAGTTGGGACTACTATTACCCTCAATCGTCCAAGAATGCTACAGGCAAATCAACAAGGAGTTGGTTTGGTGAATGGAATTTGTATGTCTGGTGTTGAACCAGATGGAGATTTCAACTTCTCTAGGAATTCAATTATGTTTATGATTCAAACTGCACCAGAACTATCAGCAGGATATATGAAACAGACAACAGGCATTGAAATCCCTACCAATACAGCAGCATCTGGAAGTGGGTTGATTACTTAATATGAATAATGATTTCGTAAAAGTATATAACAAAGTTATTGGTGAAGATTTGTGCAAACAACTAATTGCAATGTTTGAAGAGAATCCTCAACAACATGAAGATATAAAGTTGGAAGGACATCGTTCTTTCAAACAAGTTACATTGCAACAACACAATGACTGGCAACCCTTTACGGAAAAATTAACTGAAGTGTTCTTTGAACATATCGATAAATACAGACAGGACTGTAATATTACCAATGGAATGTTCCCAGAACAATTTGCATTTGAACAGTATCGTATGAAGAAGTACGAGGCGAATGATTTCGATGAGTTCAAAGACCATGTTGATGTTGGTAATTATGAGTCTGCTCGTAGGTTCTTAGTTTTCTTTCTTTATCTGAACTGGCCCGAGAAAGGTGCAACTACTTTTCCACAATGGAATATGAGAGTTGAACCAAGGCCAGGCAGAATGTTGATGTTCCCACCATTATGGACACATCTTCATGCTGGAGAAAAACCAGAAGTTGAACCGAAATATATTATAGGGAGTTATTTACATTATGTCTAACATTCGTGAAAAATATACATTCGTTGCCAACAAGGATAGAAAGTGGCAAGGTATTGGTTTAACGGAGAAGGCAGGATTTTATCAGGGGGTTGTATATGAATATGGTAAAGTTTCTATTGTTGAGAATGAAGAAAAGACAGAAGCCTCTTTACAATTCGATTATAATGTGTTAGACTCTAACTCGTTAGATAGAGAATATTTTAATGATGATTTCTTTCAGTTACTTGGAGATATACTTCAAGACCTGATAGACCAACAAGTGAACGAGGAGAATATGCAGTATGTCAACACAGACGATTGAACGAACCACGCTAAGTAATTTAGTATATAATGAACCCTATGCAAGAAAGGTAATCCCTTTCATCAAACCAGAGTATTTTGCAAATAGACAAGAGCGTGTAGTCTTTGAAGAAATCATTAAGTTTGTAGAGAAGTATAATAATCAACCTACTAAAGAAGCACTCTCTATTGAACTAGATAATCGAAAAGACTTAACAGACGTAGAGTTCAAGTCGGTTACAGAAATCGTCAATACCTTATCAGATGCAGAAGTTGATATGCAGTGGTTGGTTGACACAACAGAAAAGTTTTGTAAGGATAAAGCAGTCTACAATGCTATCCTTAATGGTATTCAAATTATCGAAGGTAAAGATAAAGAACATACCGCTGAAGCAATACCGTCCATCTTATCTGAAGCACTTGCAGTTGCATTTGACCAGAATGTTGGACACGACTATGTAGAAGATGGTGAGAACAGATTTGAATTTTACCATAAGAAAGAAGAGAAAATTGAATTCGACCTTGACTATTTCAACAGAATTACAAAAGGTGGTATTCCACAAAAGACATTAAATATTGCACTTGCTGGAACTGGTGTTGGTAAATCGTTATTCATGTGTCACATGGCAGCGTCCACCCTCATGCAAGGTAAGAGTGTTTTATATATAACTATGGAGATGGCAGAAGAAAGAATTGCAGAACGTATTGATGCAAATCTAATGAACATTACTATGGATGACTTGCATGAGTTGCCCAAAAAGATGTTTACTGACCGTCTATCCAAGATACAAACAAAGACTAATGGAAAGTTAATTATCAAAGAATATCCTACTGCATCTGCCCATACTGGACACTTCAGAAGTTTAATCAAAGAACTTGCACTAAAGAAATCATTTAGACCAGATATTATCTTTATCGACTATTTGAATATTTGTGCTTCATCCAGATTTAAGGGGAACGCTAATGTTGGGTCATACTTCTATATCAAATCAATTGCAGAAGAACTTAGGGGACTTGCAGTTGAAAATAATGTACCGATTATGTCGGCAACACAAACGACAAGAGGTGGGTACTCCAACTCAGATGTTGGTTTGGAAGATACATCAGAAAGTTTTGGTTTGCCTGCTACGGCAGACCTCATGTTTGCACTCATATCTACGGAAGACTTAGACAGTCTAAACCAGATAATGGTGAAACAATTAAAGAATCGATATAACGACCCAGGCGCAAACAAGAGATTTGTCGTGGGTATCGATAGGGCGAGAATGAAACTATACGATGTGGAACAGGAAGCACAAGATGACATTATTGACAGTGGACAACCAGAGGAACCAGCATTTGATAAAACGACTTTCGGAAGTAGTCTTGGAAAGCATAAAGACTATGAAAAATTTCAGGACATCAAAGTATAAGAAAGTAAAATACTTTGTGCAGCAAAATGGAATATGGTGGGAAGTAGTAGAATTCCCATCAAATGATATCGTTCGTTCTTTTTCTAATAAAAGGGATGCAGAGATGTTATCAGAACAATTGGTTAGTGTAAAACCTTTTGGTGAAGATAAACTGCCATCTTTTATGAAGGGTAACAATAGGGCTGTTGACATTTCTGAATAATTGTGTTATTATAAATAGTAACATAATAATTTGTATAAATGGAAACTGTGCTAAATGATAGATTTTTCAAACTTCCTTGCCGAAGACAAAGGTGGGAAGAACCTACACCTAGAACATATAGAAGACGAAATACTTAATTTCGGTGTGCCTGGTGGGCGTGCGGCGATTAACTTTATGCGTTCTTTACGAGATATGTTATCTGGTGAATCACGTTCATCTGTAAACATGACTGTCAAATGGGACGGTGCTCCTGCAATCTTTGCTGGTATTGACCCAGAAGATGGTAAGTTCTTTGT